CGCTGGATGATTTCATTCGTGAAGTGGATGATTATTTGAGAAATGAATTTTAAAACTATGTCTAATATGGCAAACATCAAAACAGGTCTTAATTATTATACTGTCGATACCGATAGATACCAAGACCGTCGGATAAAACGGCTGAAAAAAGATTTTAAATGCCGGGGCATTGCTGTGTACGACTATATTCTGTGTGAGATTTACCGAGTACAAGGCTGTTTCCTTGTGTGGGATGCAAATACTGCCTTTGACGTGGCTGAGTACTTCGGGCTGGAAGAAAACACGGTGCAGGAAGTTGTGAAATACTGCGGTTCGGTGGGGCTTTTCGATAAAGAACTACTATCACGTGGGATTATCACATCGGCATCAATCCAGCGACGATATACGGAAATGTGTACCCGCGCCAAAAGAAAGTCTGTATCTATACCTGAATCTTATAGACTCATTCAGGAAGAAAGAGCTCCCGATCCGGTTCCGACTTCCAAAGGTGCTTGCCAAAAACCAGACAATCCGCCTCCAAGTGAAATCTATTCCCTTACACTTGATGAAGAAATTGCCGAACTGAAAAAAGATGAGTGTTGGCTTGACCAGCTACAAGTACTTCATCACATGGATATATCATTATTGCGCAGCAGTCTTGATGACTTCCGGGTGCAATGCCTGGCAGACGGGAAAGACCGGCATTCTTCCTTACAGGATGCCAAACAGCACTTCAACGCATGGTTGAGAATTGTAAATGATAAAAGTAAAAGAAAAGATGATAAAGTTAGACCCGAAAGCAGAAATCAACGCAGAGGTAATCTTCTCAAATCTGATGAAGAGAAAACATATGGTAACTCGTTTTAGATTGCCATATACCGCCAAGCAAGTTTACGCTATGCTATATGAAGCGTGCCGGGTGGAAGTTGCTCATAGGCATAGGGAATTTAATGCCACCGAACAATACAAAAAGCACCTTTGGGACATTTCCAATTGGATTACATCGGAAGCCTCCACTTTCGGATTGTTTCTATGCGGCGGTGCCGGTAATGGAAAAACCACCATTCTACGTGCGTTGCAAAACCTTATAAACTACTTGCGCTCAGATGAAGGATATAGCAGTAATGTGAATACATATCCAGTACGCGGATACATGATAGTACCGGCAAAGGAGCTCGTTTTGTTGGCAAAAGCATACAACAACCCTACACGTGACAATATATCTGATGTGGCACGGTACAAAAGGTTGCGTGAAGTTGAAATACTCGCAATAGACGACCTCGGTTCAGAGCCGAAAGAAAGCATTCATTATGGCGATTACGTAACAGCAGCAATGGATATATTGTCTTTCCGGTATGAAGAGCAATTCTGCACGCTGGTTTCATCCAATCTTACGGCAAAAGGGATTTCAGAATATTACGATGAACGCATTGCAGACCGTTTCCGTGAAATGATGCTAATCATCAATTTCGGCAATGAGCAGTCATTCAGAAAACAGTAAACTAATTAAAAACATTATGACGATGAATACAGATTATAGTTATTGTTCGGGCGTTACCTGCTCAATCCGCAAGAGTTGCAAACGCTATTTACCCGATCCACCCGATACACGTTTGCAATGGGTATGGCCAGCATACAATCCGGAAACAGACAAATGCAAGTACTATGAGCCAACAACCATTAATTCAAATAAAAAATAAATATGGATTATTTAGAAGTAAAGAAGTGTGAAGTATGTGGAAAGACTAAACATATTTCAGAGTTCAGTAAATCATATCCTAACAGGTGTAAAACTTGTGTAGCAGAACACACGAGACAAATGAGAGCTGCTGAAAAACTTAAAGCTAAAGTAAAGGCTACCGGCGAGGTCATAGATGTTGAACCTTCAGGTACTATGCTGGTTTCATGCGGTTCATTCATAACAAAAGACGGTAGAAAAATACCCGGAACAGCACTTGAATTTGAAAAAGCCATAGACTGGGAACAACGCAGATACGAGATTGCGAAAGAGCTAATGAAAGGATTTTCAGCCAATTCACATAATCAGTGTGTGGATGCAAGTAGCGAAACGTTAGCCCAGTGGAGCATTAGCGGTGCTGATGCTCTTATTGCAGAATTGAAGAAAGGAGGTAAAGGATGAAACGAGAAGATATTGAAAAAGCGGCAGAAGAATGTAGACTCACAACTGCAGTCAATGGGTGTATATGGACAATACCATTCAATAGACGAGTGTCCCGAGCATGGACTTTCATGCGATGAATTAGTAGAGGGTTCATTCATAAAAGGTGCAGAATGGCGCATTAATAGCGTGTGGCATGATGCAAGCGAGGTGCCAGAGGAGCACAGGTTTTGCCTCTATATCCTTAAAGACGGCACCTATGGATGCGGATATTATCACAAAGAAGATAATAGCATTTGGTATTCACGATTTACGAATATTGTCAAATGGGCTTATTTTCAAGATATAACGCCTAATATGGAGGATTAATTTATGAAACCTATATTAAATACTGAAGACATTAGGAAATTAAAGACTGATGAACGCTTAATTGAATGTTCTTGCGGCAAAGTGAATTATTATAGATTCTTATGTTTCCACCCACGAAACACGAATTATGTAATTCTATTGAATCATTGCGAAGAGCATGAAAGGTTTTTTGTTCAAAACCTTATAGACCGGTTCTATACAAATTATACAAGTCGTGATATAATCACTTATCGTAGAGATTACGCCATTAAGAAACTCAAAGAGTTTGAACAAGCGTTGTCTGAATTAGGAGATAAAGATGAGTTTATGAGATATGCACTTAGAAATCAAGATAAAATTGCTGCTGCATATAGTTCCGAATACTTGAAAGAGCATATAATCGGAAGCCTTGACAGTTATTTCAATGTACCAAGAAGTCAAGAAGAGGTTGAGGATTTTATTTATAGCTCGTGTGTTTGTTATAGCACAAATCAGGGTAACTACCCAATCATGCAAATTAATGACATTGCAGATGATAATGCCATGTTGGAATTTGCATGGATAGGAACTCAATATGATGTGATTAAACTTGCTTTTTTAGGCAGAATGAAAGGATAAACCAATGAAAAATGTAACGAAACTCGCTAAAAAGTCCGCAGGGCTTAGCCAAAAATGTTCGATTTGCCCACTTATGCAAAGATGCACTTTAGAAATCCATAGAGCTTGTTTTGACAGCTTTGTAGAGGGTTTCAAGAAAGGGGCCAGAGCTGCGGAAAAAGAAATGAATAAAAATTCAAAATAAGAACAGATATGAGAAAATTTAAAGTAGGAGATAAAATACATTTTGTCGGTGAACGAAACGCATACACCATTCGCGCTTGTGATTCCCGCTATCTAATATGTACTAAGCCTTTCAATCCCCAAAGAACGGTACTTTACACTATTGTTGATTTACAGGAAAAAATAAGAGGTACAGAGAATTTAGTGTTCGGTATGGGGTTTGAAACCGATGAGGAGTGCCAAGAAGCATTGCAACGTTTACAATCTGGGAAAACAGAAATAAGTTACAGAAATAGAGTTGAGCTTTTGTTCAAATAAAGTAAGAAATGAACGGTGAAACAAAAATCATATTAGATGCCTGTTGCGGTAGCCGAATGTGTTGGTTTGATAAAGAAAACCCTTTGGCTTTGTTTGCTGACATTAGGGACGAAGAATACATTCTTTGTGATGGCCGAAATCTGAAAGTCCACCCAGACATCGTATCGGACTTTACCGATATGCCGTTTTTGGATAAATCCTTTAAACTGGTAGTGTTTGATCCACCCCATTTGCTAAAGGTTGGTAAAGATAGTTGGTTAGCCAAGAAGTATGGTAAACTTCCTGAAGATTGGCCAAGATTGATAAAGAAGGGCGTAGATGAATGCTTTCGTGTGCTGGAAGACTACGGAGTTTTGATTTTCAAATGGAATGAAGACCAAATAACAGTCAAAGAAGTGTTGAAAGCTATCGAACGGCAACCTCTGTTTGGGCATACCACCGGAAGACATGGAAAGACCATGTGGATGTGCTTTATGAAATTACCAATTAACGAATAACGGATTATAAAATTTGAAAATATAAGTATGAAAAAGGTAATTGGGAAAATATATATCTATAAGGTACTGCCACCTTATAAGAATTGGTACAGTATCAAGACTGATGATGGGCTAAATCGTAGTAATGTCGTAATTGTTGGGAAAAAGCAATTATTGAAAGTAGCTTTAGCATTGATTGTTATGGCTCTGTTTAACAAAAATACTACTATAAATAAATTCAAAACAAATTAGGAAAGATATGAAAAAAAGATTAGCAAAAAAGATTCTTTATGTCACTTCCGTATTTGGAAATTGGGATAGTAATTATCAACCGTATTCAATTCCACAACAGCAGAAAGCATTGAAAGTTTTGAAAATTCCAATGGATATCAGAGATACGATCTTAGAATACGGAGTATTTGGCAAAATCCCTGTTGAATACAGAAAGTATAATCCGGTGGAGATTTTCCAAATTATGCTTAGTAAAAACATGAATCCCGGATCTGTAAAAGAGTTCCGCAGGTGTATGAAGCAGATTCTAAACAAATAATTCAAATCGGAACAAATATGAATAAAAAAGAAATCATACGAACCATCAAATCCTTTAAGAAGATTCTGAAAAAAGGCATTCCTCAGACAGAGCGTGGAATCAGTTACTGGGACATTCATGAGAAACGATACACCGTCTACGAAATAGCCGCACGCTTTTTACGGATGAAAGGCTATAACGTGCGAATTGAGATAGGTGATAATACAGAGAATCCCTCTTACTGTTTCGGATACATACGGTTCTATAGGTACGTGGCAATCAGTTTTAACTAATATCAAAAAACAAATATTATGAAAACAAAGAAAGATAAAATATTAGAGAAGTTGCGCAAGCTAATGAATCTAAAAGAGTCAGCTACTGCATTGGGTAACGAAGGCGAAGCAAATGCAGCTGCGGCAGGCATAACACGCTTGTTGATGGAGTATAATCTAACTGAAAACGATATACCGGAGCAAGAGAAGTTAGAGAATCCAATTGTATCAGAAGAAATACCTTTCAAAATAAGCACAAATGGTAGATGGTATAGTGACCTCATATCAGTAGTTTGTGAATATAATATGTGCCGTAGTCTTATTATTAGCAAATTTAATAATGGCAGAATGAAACGTAGTGAATTTGAAATAATAGGACGAAAAAAGAATGTTGAAGTAGTTCTGTATCTCATTTCCTTTTTATCTCACCAGTTTATAGCTATCGGCAAACGTAATTATGAGGAATATAAACATGATTGTATATGGAAATACGGGAAAAGCCCCAAAAGCCTTATTATGTATTTAAAATCATTCCTATACGGTTGTGTTATAGGCCTTTCAGAAAAATTTGATGAGAGCAAAAGGATATTGGAAACAGAAAATAATATCACAGCTCTTGTACGTACCACAAAAAGTGAAATAGATGATTTCCTTAAAGGAGAAAAGATTGGTAAGGCCAGAGAATCAAAGTCGGATATTGATGCTCTATGCGCTATGAGAGGCATAGAAACCGGCAAAAATGTGGAAATATGTAAAGGTATTCATGCTGAATCTGTTAGTGAAAACTTGAGGTTACAATAATTCGATAGTGTATTAAATATAAACAAAAATTATGGAGTTTAAATCGCAAATATGTACTACCCGTGAACAGTCAAAAAGATTGCTCGCTTTGGGGCTAAAGCCGGGAACGGCAGATATGGTGTACCATTACACAAAGAGTAAAGTACCTGCATTGAAATGGGAGTTGCAAACTAAGCCGCCAACATCAAGAGGGAAGTTTTGGACGCCGGAAAGAATAGCAAAGTTAGCATCGCCTTTTCATAAGCATCCAGATGGAACACCGATGACCGGTGAAGAGGTGTTTGATAGATTGTGGGGCAAGGATGTTCCAGCATGGAGTTTGTCTCGATTATTGGAGATACTTCCCCCACTAATTCCACAGCAAGACAACCATCCTGACTTAGACTTGGAAATCTCAGTTGATAATGTATTTTGGTTTATACGGTACATAGAGCTGGGGTATGACTGCAAACATGAGGTTATGAAAGAAAACATTTTCGATGCAGTCATAAACATGATTGATTGGCTGATTGCCAACGGACACTTTAATAAAGAATACTACAATGAAAAAGATAATGTTCAACGATAAATACGGCTTAACTCAGGCTGTATTGGATGATCGGAAGACGCAAACCCGAAGAGTCATCAAATGTCCGAGAGAATTTAAAGGGGAATGGGTAGCCGGATTCAACATACATATACGTCAGTCCGATAAGAAAGTAGTTGGCTGGCCATGTATGTACGATGCAGACGAACGTGAGTTTGACGAAGGAGAAATCCTGCCACGATACAAGGTAGGCGAAATCGTAGCCGTTGCGCAGAGCTATGCTGACATAGGCATAGAGCCTTTCGCTTTTTGCGAAGCAGCTTGGCGCAATAAAATGTTTGTGAAAGCCGAACTGATGCCGTATCAGATTAAGATAACCAACGTCCGCATACAGCGATTGCAGGATATTTCTGATGAAGATTGCTTGGCAGAAGGTGTTGTGAAGATTGTACATAGTATTCCGACAAAAGCTCCTCAGTACATAACTGGGTATTATCCATCTATGTTATTGAAAGAAGCCGCCGATAAGCTCGGATGGGGACGTTCTTACTCTACTCCTCAATATGCCTATGCCGACCTCATTGACAAAGTGTCCGGCGAAGGCACATGGGAAAGTAATCCGTGGGTGTGGGTTTATGAATTTGAATTAATGAAATAATCATGAGCATTGCAGAAGATATTATAGACGGTTTGTGTTGCCAACTTTGTGGCGTGTACTTTGAAGAAGAACACGGTTACCCTGTTGTTTGCGAAAGCTGCTACAACGAACTATCAGAAGAAGAAAAGAAAGATTATCAATTAGCAACCCATAAAGAATTTTAATGTATTTATCATATGGATGCAAAAACATTCTTTACCAAGGTAGTTCTGATGCGCAAAGCACAGAAAGACTATTTCAAGTGTCGCACCCAACAAAACTTGCGGAAATGCAAGGCACTTGAAACGGAAATTGACGGAGAAATTGAACGTGTAAATAGTATTACCGGAGTTTCTTCCGTTTCCAAAGAACCCCGACAGACAAATTTATTCACTGATTAAATCATACAATATGAACTCAACTGTATTAAAAGAAATCATGGCATTCCTTTTCGGGCGCAAATATTATGCCAACATTGTAGCAACAAAAGGAACAACAAAGCAAGAAATCTGTTCTTACATTTTTGCAACAAAAGAAGCCGCCAATCGGCATCGACTGGAAATCGAAACAACTCTGTCATTCCGGTTTGTCGAAACAGTTTCTTTCCGTTCACGCCGGATATATTTCGATTCGTCTGTAAAAAGTTAAACCATAATAATCTGTGAATCATTCTATTTTCGTATTATGATTATCAAAAAACTAAAAACATGGTGGCAGTCACGTAACTACTATGTGATTGCCGATGGTAACGACAATTCAATCACGCTATCCAAACGCTTGTTTCTCCATATCAAAGGTAAGGCGAAAAAGGGCGATGCAGCCCAAGTGTTTGTTTTCAGAATTGCCGGACAAGATTCTTTCGGCTTCACCGTCAATCCAAATATCGGACAACCGACTCAACTATGCGATATTCAATATAATGACAAGTATAAGTGCATAGGCTTTGAAAGTCTGTGCCCGTCGGTCGGTCTTATGCTTTATGAGCATGGATTACCCGGTGATAGTATAGTCAAACTGTCTGTGTCTATACATCATACAAGCAAAGGTCTCATCTATTATCAAATTGAAAAGCCCAATGGAAAGTATATTAGGAAATACAAGAAAGGCTGATATAGTATTCTATTCTTCGGGAAGAATAGACATTACATCTCATATAGCCAAGCAACTTCATCTCTCGCGAGGTGATGTCCTGGATATTATGAGTGAGAACGGAGAATTATATCTTTATGTCAGATACCGCTCACCAACCGGCGGTCGGCATGAAGCATGTGTGTTTCCATCCAATAGGCAAGGGAAACATTTCAGAGCCTCATCTAAAAGGCTGTGCTCCGCCATACTTGATGTGTCGGGCGTAACAGACAAGGCGAGATTATGCGTTGGAGAGCCTAAGGAAAGCCAATATCATGGCACATTGCTACCAATCATTACCAAACTCCTTTTGTAAGAAAGATATGATTAAAGAAATAAAATACAACGGGTATTCTGCCAACCCATCGGACTATGAGTGCGCCGATGGGGACTTGGCAACATCGATAGGTGTTATTCCTGAAAACGGTGCACTTAAACCCATATTGCCGCCATCCGAAGTATTACAATTCAAAGGTGGTGATTCGGTTATGTATATTCATAAATCGGCTAACTTCAAGCACTATATCATCTTTAACAACAATTCTATCAGTTGGTGGAATGGTTCTGACGCACATCAGCCTGTTTTTCTTCGTTCATTTAACGAGGTATATCAGGTAACAGCTATTGGCAATACGCTTCTCATCTTGTCAACTGACGGTATGCATTATTTTCTCTGGAAAGGAAATAATGACGGATATTTATATCTTGGTACAAAAATACCTGAATGCCCACTTTCATTTGGGCTGCAGGGTGAAATGGTTCGGACAGATGAATTTTCAATATCATTTGATGCTATTAGTGAAGGCAGCATTTGGAATGAATTCTCTGATAACAATAAAACGCGAATTACAGACCAAGTACTTGCCCATATCAATAAATTTATTGCTGAAAGGTCTACAAATAAGGGCAAATTCATTTTTCCTTTCTTTGTAAGATACGCCTATCGGCTATACGATGGAACATTGACAATGCACTCGGCTCCGATTCTGATGATTGCTTCATCAGACCTTGCACCGCAAGTTTTTTGGACACACCTGACGGGAAAGGGAAAGTATACAGATGCGCAACTTCGAATATGTGGAATGATACACGACCTTGATTGTGCCGTTGTTCTTCAGTCTCGCCTTGATATGCTTAAAAATTGGAAAGATATAGTTCGATCTGTTGATGTGTTTGTTTCAAAACCTATTTATACTTATGACCAAAACGGAAAATGTACAAGATTTGCACAATCGGAAAACTATAATTCTTATTGTGTATGCAAACATATAAATCAAGCAGCTTCTACCTCCAAATTTCCAATTCGTTATCAACATCATACATTCAATAAACTATATGCCTTTACATTTGACCCCAACGGACTGACTTATCCAAGTGGACGTTTGATGATTCCTCGTAGAAGTATTGATGATGTAAAAGAGGATATTCGTTCAACATCGCAATTCTACCTGCTTGAAAGTCTCCGTATTGAACAACTTTCCACTACACGTACAAAACTGGTAATCGAAGAAGATTATCTACAGTCATTGGTAACACGAGAAGTTATGACAGATGATTATGACAGTCATGATAAATTGCTTCCACATTATTCGTTTGTTTATAATTCAAGACTTAACATCGCAAACATTCAAAAAGAATTGTATAACTTGTATAACACAGGAGCGATGATTACATATACCAACGGATATGTTGCTAATTTTGATGGAATGTCCCCTACTTATTTTGATGGAACAATGCCTGTTTCTGTATACTTCTATATCAAGCAGGATGGTCGGGACATAGTGGTCAATGGAGAATCTTATCAAGCGTCAATATTGGATCCGCCATTGCTGTTTTTGTTCTACCCTAATATAAACGCATACAAAGCAGTTATTGTGACGCATTATGGATTACCACAATATTATGAAGTACCACTTGAACAGCACAAATTCCTTAACGGAGCTTTTTATTTTGCCGGTTGGGAAAATCCTCCGACAGGACTTAGTGATTATCCTACAGCAAGTCCCCGTGAACAGCGAATAATTGATTTACCGAACAAAATATACACATCAGAAATCAATAATCCATTTCACTTTCCGGTTCTCGGTATCAATACAATAGGTACTGGCACTATTCTTGGTATATCTTCGGCTGTAAAAGCTTTATCAGAGGGACAGTTCGGTCAGTTTCCACTTTATGCTTTTACATCAGAAGGTGTATGGGCCTTAGAAGTATCAAATACGGGATCATACTCAGCACGGCAACCTGTAACACGGGAGGTTTGTATAAATACGAACAGTATCACACAAATTGATAATGCAGTGCTGTTTGCCACCAATAGAGGTATTATGCTGATAAGTGGTTCTACTGTGCAGTGCATATCAGAAAGTTTAAATGCGGAAGATTTGTTTTCTATTTCTGATTTGCCAAGATCGGATAAACTTCTATCAGTTTATAATGGAAAAGCAAGCGAAAATGAACGAACGGCTCTTGACGATATTGCTATGATTCCGTTTTTTGATTTTCTTGCCGCTTGCCGGATGATATATGATTATACCAATCAGCATATCATTGTGTATAACCCGGCTGTACGCTATGCTTATGTGTTTTCGTTGAAGTCAAAGCTTTGGGGAATGATGCTGTCAGACATAGTGAACAATGTCAATTCGTATCCGGAAGCATTAGCAATGGCTGACGGTAACAGACTTGTGGATTTTTCTACATCATCTGCTGAAAACATAACGGCATTAGTGGTTACCCGCCCTTTCAAAATGGATGAGCCAGATGTGTTCAAGACAATAGATACCATCATTCAACGTGGATATTTTAAATCGGGACATGTAGTACAAGTACTGTACGGTTCGAATGATTTGTTTAATTGGCATACTGTATGGAGCAGTGCAGACAAATATATGCGTGGTTTCAGAGGAACACCGTACAAAGCATTTAGAATTGCACTCATTTGTACACTTGACAAATCCGAAAGCCTGTTAGGATTTAGCGTCCAGTTCAATCCACGTATGCTCAACAGACTACGATAAATGAAACATATAGGTCAGTTATTTTTAAGGTTATCAGATTGTTTATAAGGAGAAAGAGCCGGTATGCGTGATGCACTCCGGCTCTTGTCTATTCTTAAAACGGTTTTAGTTTTCGCCTTATCTTGCCTTTCCGTGAAACAAGGGAAGTCTGTATCTTGATTCGGATATTTCGGGCTTTATCTTCCCAGTTGGCTTGGCTGCCGGGATTTGTTATGCTCATCCAGTCGGCAAGGACCTTGCAGACCATATATTCGTGTATCAGATGTTTCAGCAACTTCACGGTAGACAATGAAAATTCCACAGGCAAAACAAGGGTTATGAGGTATTCTTCCGGCACGGTCATAACATTATCAAGGGGTTCCTGCTTATCGGAAATTTCTTCTTTCGTATAAGGAAACAACATTTCCACGCATTCAGAATGTACGAGGTTAAGTATTCTCGTAACTCTGTCCACATTACCGTCCTGACCGATGTCGAATACTTGATGTCTGGCGTGTTCATCTTCCGCTTGCATAATGTCGCCCTCTACAAAAGAATAATTCTCCGCATCGTAAAGCAGTTCTTCCCTTTTAAATACAAGTGTTACCGCTTTTGTTTTAGACTGGCTGTTTTGACAATATACCATAGGCTTGAACATCAATTAATCATAAGTCGGTCTTTCCGGACGGCTGCGTTTGTAGAGTGCACGCTTCACGTTTTCAAGACTCACCCCGGAGTGTTGTATATACGCATTGGCATCTTCCGGACTGGTTATGGCAAACCACTCTCCAAGTGCCATATCTACAAGATATGAATGTATGCCATTTCCCAGTGCGTCTGCCGAAGCGTTGTTATAGTTAGACGGAAGCAAAAACTCCAATGAAAGTTTACCGTTATTATCTATCTCTTCATCCATCAGGTTATCGCTTGTTGTATTATCCTCATTGAGATACTCTCCAAGCAGACTTTTTAAAGAGGAAAAGGCATTGGCCAACGAACGACGTATCTGATAGCTGTTTTCATCGTCATCACTTGCTTGCATATTGGATGCGACTTGATAGCTCTTGCCGGCCGCTTCTCGTGCCTGTCCCGTCAAATACGCTTTGTTCTGAATATCATAGACAAGTTCTTTGACCTGTTGTGTCACGGTTAATGTTTTCTTATTTTCTGCCATAATATTTTGAATTAATGATTATTCGTATGTCGGGCGCATGGGCTTTCTTTTGAAAAATGCCTTACGCATTATATCCTCCATATAGGTAGCAGCTTCCGTTGCATATCCGGCAGCTTCTTCCTTATTGGTAAACGTGTACCACTTTGCAGTGACATTCATCACGAAGAATGAAAACAAGCTACGCTGCATACTTTCTTTTAGAGCTTCATCGAATGAATTCGACAGCCCCAACGAAAGCCTGTATTCACTGTCAGCTTCCGTTTCGTCAAGAAGCATTTTCTTTAAACTGTTGCATATGGTATTCTTACTCTCGCACCAAAAACGTTCAAGCATGCTTTTATCCTCATCCGTCGTAAATATACGATCGTAGGCAAGCTCATCATCCATTTTCGCACCGGTGTACGATGTGGTCTTTGCTACCTCTTCATATACTTTTTCCTTATTGACCGTTAATATAATATCTATCATAATCAGAAATCAAACAAATTATACGATAAACCTACACTAAGACATGGAGAAAATTGCGGCGTTTCTCTCAGTGTTATTCCATATCCTACCTGTAGACTGATACAGAACTTTTTCTTCTTGGGTTTGGGATAATTACCTGTTACGGTCATTATATCACGCCCGGCAAAAAGTATCAGGCTGTCAAGTTGTGGATGAAAGCCACTTACATAAGCCCGATATGTGTCTGTTTCATACATCTTCTGCGTAATGGGGATTTCAACCTCAACACTGTCTTTGTCTTTATTTGGAGGTTTAGTCGTATCTGCTACGTCCGGGGTCTGTTTCGTACTATCCGGTTTTGCAGTAGGAAGAATCTGCGTGATGTATTTAATAACGGCACTATCCTTGGGTACAGGCTTGTAATAGGGTATGGTATCGAAAACAGTTATTCTTGTGGTATCATTTATAGGTAACTTTTTATTCGATATGCAAAAACGCACATTAAAAAACAGTGATGTGAAAAATAATACCACAAACAATATTGCTACAATATCTTTAAACCATTTTACCATACTTCTGAATATATCTGGTTATTGCCTCTACATGGGTTTTAACAATAGCTTGTTTGCCTTCTTCGGAACAAAGGTACAGGACATCATCCTTGTTATCCTGAAAAAAGTTTTCCGTAAGTACAGCCGGGCATTTTGTCTTACTCAAAATATAGAAGTTTTCTTCCCAGTCAGGATCGTCGTCAGAATTATCTTTGCGTATTCTTTGACTGATAAAGTTTTTTTCAGCTTCTTCATACAAGAAAGTTGCCAGTTTATCAGCCTTTGTCTTGCCTTTCGATGTATAAGCGCTCCATCCTCTTGCGTTCATCCATTCTGCACCGTTTCCGGCAGCATTGCAGTGGATAGAAACAAGAACCACATTGGCTGTTCCATATCGTCCGCAAACTTCGTTTACACGCCTTGCACGTTCTGATAGTGGAACATCTACTGTTTCCCGAACAATGCGTTCGGCATCATAACCTCTTGCGGAAAGTTCATGTGCTATTCTATCTGCAATTTCACGTGCATAAGCATATTCACGCAACGAACCGTCAGGACTACGTTTTCCGGGAGTGTTTTCACCATGCCCGTTATCAATCAATATCTTCATACTTATTTATTTGGTTAATATTCACTTGGTGGGACGCGGTCTGCACAACCATGTTTATTGCATTTCCGGAATTCCAGTGCTTGATTCTGAACGGCAAGCTCGCTGTTCTTTTCGCTTAGCTCGCGGATAGCGTCACGATACTTGGTTATCTCGGCGTAAAGGTGGTCAATTTTGGCGTCCAGTTCGACAACTCGCTTTTCCTTCTTCTCGTACAATTCTTTCCATTCAGCAGCATAAGCTGTGATGTTATCTGCTTCGGTTTTTTCAGCCTCGGCATCTGCCTTTTTCTTTTTGCTTCTAAGCAATAACAAGGGCAATATAACTAATGTGATGAGCGAACCGACAACTTGGATAATCGTGCTTAGTTGTTCCATATTAAAGTTCCTTCTATTAGTTGTCCTATCATTGCTCCGGCTACTGTAAGACCAAAGTCAATCCAATCCCATCTACCGCCATGCACCTTGTCTTTATATTCCAAAGCACCTGCTGTCAAAACTCCGGCATACATTGCGGTAAACCAACCAAATGCAAAAATGCCGATAATCAGTCCTCCTATGAGGTGTTTCCACCTGTTACTCATTCCGAGCCATTCAATCAACTTTTTCATCGTTATTACTTTTTAAATTAAATACCGTCCAATCCACTTCATCCTTTTCTTTCCACCCTTCCTGAACAGTCTTTATCACATAGGCGCACGCTGCTTGGGAGAACGCAATAAAATCATCTGCATTCTCGAAAGTATGATAGATGGGCGTACCATCTTCCTGTTCATTGATTTTTAGAATAAGCGGATAAGGAATCTTTTCACTACGTTCTATAGCGGAAAAGTTTAATTGGTTTTCGGGTGAAAGATATACCGCTTTCCCGTTCCAGACAAAGCCGTTTATAATCTTTTCCTCCGTAGCCGTGTTTATAGCGGACACAACAAGTTCCTTGACTTCGGAAAGTGTGGGTTTATGGTCGAATGTATGCCGGTACTCCCAGCCATTCTCACTATTCTCATCATCTTTCCCGAAGCCATAAAACAGTATCCACTTGGAGCGTCCTGTACGTACAAGACAATCCTGCCGCTTCTTTGTGCCGTAAATCTTTTCCATTGCATGAATTTTGATTTACGACAAAAGTAGCGGATACCGAGCGGATTAGTATGTTATCTTTTTCCCGTCAGGTAAAATTGTATTTTCGTTTGCCTCCGTCAAACATTTCACATTTGAGAACTGTTTCAAATGGAAAGCCGTCCTCAATATCGCTGATTTGGTCAAGAATACCTTTCATCTCAACCGATGCAGTAAAGAACTTTCCCCATTCTTGAGTCCTGGGATTGCGGAACGATACCAGATAACGGTCTTCCCCCTCTTTGGTGTCTATTCCTGTTTCAAAATCATGTATCTCAATTGGAATATTTACGATGTCACTCAAACGCATAACCTTGCCGGGAAAGCGTTTTTTTCCATCTGCTGGAGTGTACGTAACACCCATTTCAGAAAATTTCTTCATGTTGTTCTTGGTAAGTATATAAAATAAATGTTTGCAATCTGCATGGCAGGCCATACCCTTGAATGAACCGATTATTTGCTGTCTCCGTTTCCGTGATTTAATCTTGGAAAGTTTTCGAGCTGCATTTACTTTTGTCCGTTTTCGTAGCAATGTATAGTCGCCGTAGTTGACAAAGCCAAGGGCATCCATACCGGCGGATATGGGAGCCACTTTTTCGCTTGGTTTTATTGTCAGCCCTATTTGAGCTGCTTCATAGTGTAGTTTGTCCCGCAATTTCCACAAATCACGTTTACTCTCACCGAGAATAAAGATGTCATCACAAAAACGGAAGTAATGTTTTGCACCATATTCATCAATCATCCGGTGATCAATATCATTATGGTAAAGGTTTCCAAAGAATTGTGAGGAACGCAGTCCTTTGCTTATGCCATGCTTCCCGTTGGGATATAGTGCTTTGACAAAATTTTCAAGAATAGGCAATAAGACAGGGTCTCCGACATACCGCCTGATTGTGGAGATTAATATATCATGGTCGATACTGTCATAATATCCTTTATAATCGCTTTGATAATAATAGTGTATATTGGGGTTCTCTGCCAATGTATCCTGCACCTGATGGAACAGACCATGCGGTCCACGTCCTTGTATGGATGCAGCCGTTGTTTCTATCAATAGGGGTGAAAGATGCTTTTCCAACGGCTCCATAATCGCATTGCTTCCAATACGCTCTATGACTGACGGGGCTTGCACAATTCTTACTTTCGGTCCGTCATCCACAGTAAACGACTTGAGGTTCTTTATACGGAATGTGCCGTTACCTATCTGTTCTTTCAGTGCATCAAGTATCTTATGCTTGTTTTTTACATAACGGACCATTCTTGGTGAACATTCAATGCCATCTATTACAGCTATCTCTCTTTGCCGATTCCCGCTTCGGGTATCTGCACTTCTCAGATTTGCCATGACACGCTTGAATGACCTTTCCAAATTCTCATCGGATATAATCTCCGGTATGAGATTATATAACGGATAACAGACCGCAGGTGCAGCTACGGCCGGTTGGAATAAATCGTATATATCGCTGACCGCCTTCCGGTCTCGTGGGGAGTGGTCCAACCTCTCCCCACATGTGGTTAAAGATATGTTCCGGCTTTCCATTAATAAATATATATTATCATGCTGTTGCCGAGGCTCGAATCCCTCGGAGAATGGCGGTGGTAATCTCGTACCTGTGCAGGGTCTCCGATTAATTTAACCAACAGAATTTCAGACGCGCCCCGTAGTTCGTGTTCGAGTTCGATGAAGCGTTGTTCGCGTTCGCATAAGCGAGACCGCTGTTCGCATTCGAGTTGTTGCCGGACCGCAAAACACAACGGCGCGAGGGATTGTCCGCCTTTTATTTTTTTAAAGAGTTATGCTTCCTAAACCGGAAATACTCAAAGACGCCTTCATACCCATGGCCTTAAACACTCGCGCAATGGTGGAAAGGGTCAGATTACGTCCGCTTTCTATCTTGGATACTTGTGAACGCTGTACACCGATTTTTTGTGCCAATTCCTCTTGGGTCATGTTTTGGGATTTACGGGCTTTTTTTATGGCTTCCCCAATCAAAAATGATTGCAATTCAGCTTCATACTTATCCCTGTGCGGTGTACCGACCTCACCTATATGTTTATCCTTAACTTCATCAAGGGTATAAAATTTAATTGCTTCCATATACTTATTTTTTTGAGTTGAAATATAATATTCTGACGGCTTCCGCCTTGTTTATCTCTTTGCGTGGGGTCTTTTGTGTTTTCTTTACAAATCCATGCGTGGCAATGACCAACGTTTCTGCGTCGGTGTCCCAAAAAGCCAACAGACGATATTGAATACCTTTATACAGGGTGCGAAACTCCCAAATGTCAGTATCATCTAATTTCTTGAATAAATCTTTGTCCATATAACCATTGGCTACCTTATCTACATTATAGATAATTTTATCCTTAACGTCTTGGCGCAGAGTGTCAAGAAATGCATCGGCTTCACTCGACATTATTACTTTGAATCTCGTTTTCAATTCCATATCTTATATCATTCACAATGCAAATATAGTGAAAATGTTCTATATATGGAACGTTTTACAGACAAAAATACAACCATATAAAAATTAGTTTCAAAAATCGACTCGCTTACGCGAGAAAAAGAAAGAGGGAGCAGCCTACGGCTCTCCCTCCAACGCTTTTTTCGAAATCGCGAGGTCCGCTCTATTCAATTATAACGAATTTTCCGCGGAAGGCCAGACGCGCCCCGCAGTACGTGGCCGAGCCCGATGAAGCGCTGTACGCGCTCGCACAAGCGAGACCGCTGCTCGCACCCGAGTAATTGCCGGACCGCAAAACACAACGGCCTCGGCTTCCACTTATCCAAAATCCTGCTGCATAATGTGTTACATACATACTTGTATCTCCCTTGTGTACTCTGCTGGGCAATACATCGCACTTGGCACCATGTACTATGCGCACGACACAATTTCCATTGGAAGCGTCAACTGTTTTAACAGTCCGTTCGGTTTTGTTTACGGGGTCATAAATATGCGCTGTATAATCTATTGGATATGAACTGTCGTTCTCCGTGCATTTTGCCTTGTAGAACGCTTCATAGCTCGGCACATTAAAAGCGATATAGTCCATCCATTCTGAATCACAACCCACATAATGCTTCAATCCAAGTATGGAGTTGAGCGTATTGCCGGTATTATTGCTGTCAGCCATGCCAATGGAATCCAGTTTATTCAAAATGCTGTCATGTCCGCCATTGCCCACAACCGACTGTTCGTTGGTTGTTCCGCTCAAAGCCCACCATAGATTGCTAATCTCTTTATGCTGTTCGTAATCCTGCAACTGATAGCCGACTCCACGTAAGCGGCAGATGTTTTGGAAATCCTTTGCCGTGTAATTCAAACCGCCGATAGGCATCTCAATAGGATTACCCTCACTGTCGTATTTCCATTCGTTAGATGTAACGGACGTTCCGTTGCCTTTCTTCGAACGTATATCACCGGAAAGGCTGCGTGGCATCTTCAAACCGTCAACGGTAATAGGATATACACCGACCAGACTGTCGTTGTCGCCAACCGTGTGTTCGGTCCATTCGGGTTCTATGGCTTCAATACTGCTGCTGTCTACAACAAGGCACTCTATGTCGCCAATGTCACGGAAAGAAGTGAAATAAAACCATTTTGCACCGTTAGGTATGTCACAGAACACATAATCACCGATGTTGAAGTCAAAATAGGTATGGCTTACAGACATGATGAACGTACTGAGCACACGGTTGTTTTCATCAGTGAACACGCCTCCAAGCCGGGCATGGTTCAGACCGGGCCATCTTACCTGCTTCATTCCTCTCACATCCATCTTGTAGCTGTTCGTATTGGATGCGGTGGTTATGACATCCTCGCCTATGACTTCACCGACAACGGCATCAATCGCATACACTCCGGTATTTTCCATATATAGCAATTCCGACAACAGGGATTTTCTGCTATGCAATGCAGTCGAGAGCGGTTCGGTCTCTGTTATAGAAGGGAAAAAATACTTTACTTGGTTCTTGTAGTCGTTCACTCCCTTGTACCAATGGTGCGGAGCATGCCAGAATATATCAAAGCCCTCACCGGCGGTGTCCGTTATGTCAAAGCTGCTGCCATTTTTCAGGTAGTTGAAATCCGTATCGCTTAACTGCACGCCTTCCATCTGGTTTTTCTTCGTGTTGAATGAGCATTTATAGGCATGGCATCCTTTCTTGATGGCAAGGGTATGCCCGCTTGGAATATATGTGTTGCCATAATCCGCCCCCGTCTTGTTTTCGGGATTGCTATACTTCTCACACGAATCATTGTCTACCGTATCGCTGATTTTCACAATAGAGAACTGCGAATTATGAAGTTCAAGTTGGGGAAAATACCGGACAAGCTCTTCGATTTCGTTCTGCTCTATCAGTTCGACCAATATCCATCGTCCGGTTATTCCGCTACACTGTCCTTTTTCATCGTACGCATTACCATTCGCATCCAATCCTATAGCCCCACCGTTTTTTATGGAACGAAGCATTTCAACACTCGCCGTAGCATTTACGTTGGGAATACGGACGGTTTTCAATTCACTTGCATTGACCACCTGTTCCAACAGAGTCATCGTATCAATATACGGACATTCATTCACGAATATTTTTGTAACCTTACTGACACCACCAAGAGAAAGCCCGCCGGGATAAGTCAGATTAGGCAGATTGTTCAATACAAGTTCAGTGATAGTACCGGGAAGGGCAAGCGTACTTATCGGAGAAGTTTCAGCAAACGTTATTGCAGACAAAGAAGTACTATCGGCATGCACACTCTCCATTCGTGGACACTTTGAGCAATTGACGGTTATAATTTCCGTGTTTCGAATATCCAATGTAGTGAGAAACGGCATGTCTCCTAAATCCAAATTGGTAAGAAATCCGGTGTTTCCGGGCGACATTTTCCATTCCTTATGATTTTCACTACCGAGATACAGTTCCTGTAGCAACGACATTTTTGAAAGGGTATTCCCGAATTGAGGGTCAATACTTACTTCACTTAAATCTATCATGCTCATGCGGTCTGCCTGATATATGTACAGCATGATGTTTTCCCCATGCTGGAAATCTGTGAATGTACCGCTTTCCCCTGCCTTCAGAAAGATTCCCTGTGTAATGTTTCCACTATCGTTACCGATACCGAAATACCCACTCTTGGCCGCTTTAAATCTGATGACTGCACCTTCTTTTGCACCGATACGTCCACCAATATAACCGCTTTCCGCCTTGAAATCCCCACAGCGGTAGTATCCGTCACGGATGCGCCAGCGTTGTTCTATAAAAGCGGGAAGAGATGTCAGTCCCAGCCCTTGCAATGCATAGAAATAGAGGTCGTTATATCCTGTATATTTGATATACTTCCGTTCTCCGTCATAACTTGAAACAACTTTAGGCCATTTTTTCATTATCTGTTTTACAAAATAATAGTCAGCCCCCTTGGGAGAAAACGGTCCGGCACCGATTCCAAGTGTATCGGGAAGCGAACGCATCGTATCTGCTATTGCAGGCAATGTAATTGTATTGGCATTTTGGTCTACATCCATAGTCTGCTGACCACGTATATCATTCCAAAGCACGCTTCCTCTTCCGGCGTATGCACTGTTTGTCAGGTCACCGGGGTCAACTTCCGGGTCAATGGTTTGCCCGCCGTCATTATCCTTACCGTTACAGGTATCACAGTCATAAACTTTATTAAGATACATTCTTCGTGCTTCCATACCGTTTGCTCCGCTATAAACACCGTCCTTGACGCTGCAGCCGTCTTCAAGGAAGAACATCGGTTGCATGTTTTTCGCCTGTTGGTCGACAGCGGCAAGATAATCGGTGAAAAGATAATAGGAAACCAATGAGTACGGATTGATGTATTTCCACATCTGTGTTTTCCAAATTTCCTGCCATTTCCCTGCGAGTTCTTCCTTGGCATAATCGCAACTATCACAGAATTTCAGGACTTGATAAAGGTCATAAGGAACTTTCCGTCCCATAGCCAAGTCTATCTGTAGCTGGTCATCGTCTATCATGCATTCAAAGTACCTTGTCCACATCGGATAAGTATCCTGTCCGAGTTTGAGTTTCGTTACCCACGAGGACTCTGCGGTAGTAGGTTCCATCATGTCTTCAACGCTGCCAACCCCTTGCCACCAGTTCATTCCATCATATGTGAGCAATTCGTAACCGCTTACCGGATTAAGGACCTTGCCTGTAATCTTCCACTTGCCGTTTTCCTGCTTCATCTCTCCGGCTTGTCGCGTCCACTCTCCCCGTTCGTATGACATAAACCGGTAGTCCTGCCCGCAATATAGGGAAAGAAGATAAAGCTTTTCTTTATCGGTGGTAATATCATTCTTAAAACGTGTTTCTATCTGGTCGAGGCTTTCGCCATTTTGTCCGAAATATTCCACAAAATCTCCATAGTTCACGCAGCCTTTATTGTAACCGGGAGTATCTTTAAACCCAAGCGCAACCTGTTCTCCCTTATCCTCTTTCCAGTTTCCTTTTGCATGAAACCATGCGTCTGTCAAGCTTTCCTGTGTAGCACGGAATGCGGCAATGGGATGATTGGCTGTCGAGTGATTCATTTCCAATCCCTTTAATGATATGTCACTCTTTGCCCAAGTTCCATCGAATGAACGCTGAGCGGGAGTCAGGTAATTACTTCCGAGTGCACGAAATGTGGCATTCATCAAACCGCACACACCGCAGTCGTTGGCATTGGAGCTGTCGGAATAATCCACTTTCACCGTTATTATTTTTACCGGAATAGAATCTTCGCCTACACGGACATAACCTATTTTCATCAGTTTATATGATATTTGAGCATCTTCACTGTCATAATCCGGATAAATAGGAGTTACCTCCCAACCATCATTCTTTTGAAGATAGAAACGGTCGTTCTTGATAGGCCGTTTTGCCGAAGTGGTTCCCTGCCTGCGCCATTGCACATTGATAGCCTTAAAACTTCTCCACGGCATAGTCGGATGATAATAGAACAACGTACATTTGAACTTCTTGCTTGTATCAATATCACCGTCAAACGTGTCAAAAGTTTGCTGGTCTGACACGACCACATAATAAGGTATGCCTTTTGCGGAAAGGGCTTCTATTGTCGGACGATTCTGTGTATCAAGCACATTCTCCGCTTCATATTCCTGTATCATTGCTGAAGTATCAGTCAACTTGCACAAATAGTTTCTAAAAGCTTGCGCCCATTCATAATGACTGTTGTAGGCAAGTACATAATACAAATACAAGTCTCCTTCCGTTCCGTCAAATGTTATGGTTTTTGAATTAAGGATAGCACCGCTATTACTGATATATCCTATACAGCCGACCTCTTCACCATTCAAATACAGTTTGATACAGGAATAATTGCTTCCCCCACGTGATACATAAATGGTAGATGGTTCTACAACTACGGCCATGGTAATTTTTTCACCTTGTCGGAATGAGCGTTCCACCAAAGCCGGTTGTCCGGTCTTGCAGTATATCGCAGCTTTATTTCCACAGACATAGAAACCGGCTCCGCTATCAGGGTCATAGCATTCTATCAGCTTTGAATCAGCTTCCTTGATATTTTTGGTGGCAAAGGCAAATTGGATGGCACATCCGCTCGTAGTTTCCACTGATGCGTTTCCAAAAGGATGGTAATCCAATATTTCAGCTGTTACATTTTCTGCAATACGCAAAGAACGCTCCTTAAGAAAGTCTACAAATCCGTTGCTTGACCAGTTTGCACCTCGTACATCCATTGTCACTCCGTTATGTGTGATAGTATGATCGCTCTCACTGTTGCTACGTGTAGAAAAATCATATCCGAACAAAGCACCGTCCTTGATCGCTATATCAATGGCACTCCCTTTTATCGTAACCTTGATTTCATTGGTGGATACACCGCCACTTTCGGCATGTACGGTAATACTTTGGCTTCCGTCCGTACTATATCCGCTTATCTGCTTGTTCACTGTAACCGTTTCGGCAATCATAGCTTCCACAGCTGTAACTTTCTCCTCGCTGTAGAAAACATCTACATGCGTTTCAGTCTTGCCGGGAGTATACGCAGCCACCTCTACGGTAAGGTTGTCATATAAACGTAACGTGCCGTTGTTCTTGTCATTGAACCTGATGGCGACGATGGGAGTATTACTGTTTTCGTCCACACACATGATAGCGGAATAGATGGTGTTTCCCTTTACTCCAGATTTCTTCTCCGTACCGTATATTCGTACAGGATATGCGCCATGCGGAAGTCTTTCTCCGCCACCGAATACATTTGTTGGATTGACAGAGATGCCTTTGGTATAACTGTCGCTTACCGTTGCTTCACCAAGTTTCTTCCATTCTCCATTATAGAACATCTCCACTACTGCAAGAATGGATGAAGTGTTATTAGGGAATTTATAGAATTGTCCGATATTTTTTGCCGGACCACCTGCAACAAGGATAGTATCACTTGTGTAATTCAAAGCCATGGGTTGTTCTACGGTAATATCCACAGCCATAATGGTAATGGCTTTTTTCTTGGTATTTCCATCCGAATCTGTAGCTTGCACAAAGAAGCTTTTGCTGGCGGCACTGCTGAAATAACTTGTGAAGTCAAGTTCAAACTTGTAATCGGTCGCACTTGCAGAGCCTACAGTGTTCATATCCTCACTGGATAATGTCAGTCCGGTGCTTGCATCAATAATAGTGATGTTACGAATGACACCAAGCACCTCGTTACCATCAGGATAGCTGACACTACGCAAAGCTACATTGATTTTTATCTCTGAGCCGAATGCCATAATAGGAGCGGCTTCCTCGAAGTAGATAGACAATGTACTATCCTCACTGGAGCCGCCACCACCTCCATTTTTGGGTATTTTAAGCACAATATCCTCTATCTGTCCGCCATTCAGATTGGTGGCTTTGTAGTAAATGTAGTCTTCATCACTTTCTTCATCAAATCCGCCGATAGCTTTCTCCTGCATTATGTATGCCCCGCCTGTGGAAAGGGCATCTTTTCCTCCCTCTGCCGGTTTGTCGGATGTTTCCACCTTGCTTCCGCCACTGCCGAATGCTACCCACGGTTTCAGATCATCAGGGCTGATGTCACTCTTATCGCGTGTGAACTGATAGGCAAGCCATACAGGTGCGCCATTTTTATCACTTTCCGCAGTCTTGAATGTAAGGACGATACCGCTTTTCAAATAAGAGAACCCGCTTTCTTTCTCAAGGTCAACAACAGCTTTTATGGCTGTTCCCAAAGTATATTCTCCATCTCCGCAAAGGTCGTTCACGTTGATGGTGTTGCCTACGTTTCCACCACCGGAAGTCCCGAAATCCGTCCAGTTGCTTTCTTTACTCCAATCAGAGGTATTTGTCCATTGTTTTGAAACCCATCCGGCTTCTGTAAGGAATATCAAGACAACACCCGGAATCTGCAAAGCAGAAGCATATTCAGAAGTCGCACACCTGTCAAGTGCTACGGAAAATGTTATCTCCCTATCTGAAAGGTCAAACAGATGATTGACATTCACAACGCTACGCGATACGACTTGTTTATTGAGTGAAAGTATTGCCTTCTTGTTTTCTTCGACCTGCTTCATATCTTCCTGTAACTTCGCACCTTCATCACCGGGGAATGCAGTAGAGCTTGTATGTCCGAGAGCAAGGTCGGAGCCAATTGAAGTCAGTTGCTTACCGCTCCAACGATAACTTTTTCCATCTTCTTCACATAGAAAGACTTTGCCGGAAGAGGGTATTCGCCCGTTTGTACTTGCCGTACCGAAAACATCTGCATCCAACCAGTTGTTATAATAAGTAGCAGTCTCGGATTCTCCGATTGTCGGAACGTATGCAAGCACAAAGCAACCATGTTCCTTATCATATACAACTTTACAACCCTCATCGTTGGAATTTTTGTCTATGGATTCATTTTTTACAGTAATGCCTACGGAAATGCCATAAAAATCTACCACGTCATCAATGTATCCGGGCAAATGTCGGCTCGGTACTTTCCCTTGTTCGTCAAGAGGGGCGATTCCTCCGTTTTCACCTTTTGATTCTTTGAAAGAGTTCAGTTGGCTTCCAACTTCATTCGCCTTGTTGTTTGCCTTGTTTGCGGTATCCTTGGTCGTGTTTACTTGGTCTTGCAACGAGTTGACACTATCACCAAGCGTGGTGAGGTTGGTGTCTTGCGCTTTGTTGCGGGCTTCTATATCCGTAATGTCGTCCTGCAGTTTGGTAATATCCTCTTGCAGTTTTTCTACGGCTTCGTTATACTGACCGCTGTCTATGGTCGGGTTGCCTCCACTCTGTCCGGTCGGAACCCATTCTCCGCCATCGCCCACATATATGGGAGCTGGTAAGGAAACACCCACAAGTGCCCACCATCCGTCATGTGGTAAAGGATAAGCCGCTTTCAGTTTTTCGATGGTCGTGAACAGTCCTTTGCTCACTCCCTTGATATTTTTTGCCTCAAGCCAGCCGTCCACTATTACGTTTCCTTTCAAGTGGGTCTTTCCCTGAACGGTCGCGTCACCACCTATCGCTGTATTGCGACCAACGGAGACATCACCGTCTATATGTTTTGATTCGTAACTCATATTAATACAGATTTAGCCAATTCGTTCAATGCGGCACTTTTTTCCGTATCGCCGAATGTCGTTAATACTAATGCAGCTATGGTATATATCACAGCATCATAACATTTCTCACAGATTTCTACCGCGCCATATTTGTCTATTTTCGGGTAAGGCAGATATACAGCACGGCTCACTTTCGCTTCTGTCGTTTTGCATGAATAAAATTCCATCACTCTTCCTTCCGGTCGTATGGATATGGCGCATACAGGCCGTTGACACGTTCCTCTTATGCCTTTAAATCGGGAAGACTGTTTTTCATATTCAGGGTCATCGGTGTTTATGGGATTAAATACCGCACGCTCCCAATCATTCATTTGGAAAACGACAAAACGCATGAAATCTTCCGGCAGTAATATCCATCCGCTTTCATGCTCTTTCCAATATATGGCATCACCGAAGTTGTGTCCGCCGTCAAGCAAATAGGACGGTGCAGAGCTGTGCACACGCTTTACTGCTTCCAAAATCTTTGATGCAATGATGTCGTCAAGTGCAAGAGTGTCCACATCGCCTATAATCTTCAACGTATCGCTGTTCATGTTTTGGTCCAGGGCGGTGCGTACATCCTCCTGTATTTTGTTCTTCTGATATACAGCCATAAGCCCTTATCTTTATTCCAGACCTTCAAACTCAATTCCGTTTGCTGCTGCCTGCTCCATGATTGCCTTGGTCGAGCGCATGGAAGTGCGGCTGATACCGAAAGTGTCTGCAAGGTAATCTTTTGCACTTGCAATGTCGCTTACTTTGACTTTGCGAGATGCCGTATTGTTATCCCCTGCGTCTTCTTGCGGCATTTCGTCCTGTCTGCCGGTTTCGTTGGCAGGCGTGTCTTCACCATTGTGCGTACTTTCGGAATGAAGTTTTTCAGATGAACCGTTTTTAGACGCTTTTCCGGCTGTTTCTACTGTCTCGGATTGCCCGTGCACAGAATGAAGTTTGAACAGTTTGCCAAACTTGTAATGGTTCTCTACAGACTTCTGTATGTCCTCGTTGTCGGTAGTGAATACACTGCTTCCGTTTGACAATGGAACGAATGCGATATGCAGGTTCTTCTTGCTCGGAAGTACCACATTAATACTGATATTGGTATTCGCCTTGTAGGTTTTCGTAATCATATTCTTAAAAGTAAAAAGGGGACGGGACACCTTATCCCATCCCCGGTAATTAATAATTCTTTATGAACTCTTTATTATGCCGCATTTAAATCTTGGGCGGGTGCTTTAGCCAGTCTCATACGTGCATGTGCCTTTGCATAGCGCAGATACAGGCAGCTCACCTCTTGGATAACTACCGCATCGGTACGGCGGATACCGGCCTTTTGCAAGTCGAGTACGTTACGTGCCCAAGACACATGTGTTTTTTTGGAAAGATATTCCGGATCCATTGCAAAGCCGCAATCACTCATTCCGTTTACATCGAACAGTTCATGATGTATGGTCAATACTTCTCCGAAATCAGTATCCCAAGATTTGAATTTCAAGTTCCATACCTCCACGGTATCTTTCAAGCGGAATTTTTCGCTCTTTATCTTGGAGAATGCAGAGAGCATATCACTTCCACAAAATAAAATCTTACGCTTGTTACCGATGCCGGTACCAACAAAAAGGTCTTTGGTAATATCCACAAGGTTTTCATCGGTAATTATGGCGCATTTCTTGTCAGTATCCCATTCGCCCACCTCGATGTCCTTTCCGGCCATCCACCAGATACCACCTGTAAACCAAGTGTTCATGCCGTCCTTTGCAATGTGCTTGATAACCTGCTTCACACCGAACAGATAAGTATTTTCCATTGCGAGGCGCATATCATATACACCGTCTTCTTCAATGTCTGAGAAATTCCAGTTCACTTCTTTGGCGGCAATCTTGTCAAAAGTTGATTGCTCTACCTGAATCATGAAGTTCTGACAATACTGGGTTTCAGGCATAGGGATATTATTGAATCGTCCTGTCTGAACATCCAATTCCCCACATGCTTTTCCCATGCGTACAAGCGTTGTTCCTTGTGGAATTTCCGGAACAAGAATCGGCTGTTTGCTTGAATCATCCATTTTGCCATTTACGGCATACACTGTAGGAAGATTTGTTGAGCTGTCCTTTCCGCACACACAAAGCACGAGGTCAGGAACGTTGCTGTCATCTTCCGTATATTTCGTTCCGTCCGGTTTGGTGATGGCACTGACACCGACTACCCTAATGGTATCATCCAACGTGAACATATTCAAATCATCTACCGGCAACGACACGCTCGCACCGCTGAGCATAGCTTCCAGCTTTTTGTTGGTACTGCATTTGATTTCACGTGTACCCACGCTGTAATACTTCACTTCAAATGAATTGGTGGAGCTTGATTTTGCATAACGGCTGATTTGGTCAATTGGAGTAGCCATCGGACGGATTTTCACGATGCGTTTGTCCACATCACTCAAATAGAAATTTGGGTCGCCGGTTTCACGCCCTCCTGTTTCAGTGGAAATACCGTCTGTTCCACCCGTACCGTCCGCACCGGCTGTTGTTTTACCCGCATCAGGCAGGTTCGATGCTTCTGCCATCATGACACCGCTTGATGCACCCGTCACAAACGCCAATATCATCAGCGTAATGCGACAAAAGAAACTCATTGTTTTCTTCATTGCTCGAAATTTTAAAAGTTAAAAATGTAATTGGTTTATATTTATCTGTTTATCGCCTTGCGTTTTTCACCGCCACGCTCCCAAATGTTCTGTGTACCATCATAACGCCCGATTGCACCGAGGTCAGGCATCTGTCGTGAACCGCCACTGCCGCCACCGTTTTTACCGGCAAGGTCGGCTGTACCGTCATTTTTGCCTGCTTTGCGTAGTTTTTCTTCAATCTTGCTGTTGCGCCCCTTTACTTCACCCTCGTGTCCGGCAGCTTCCACATCGCTGTCGTGCCTGATTGCTTTTATGGCCATTTCTATACTTTCACGTGTAAACTTACCCATGATTCCGTCACGTACAATGCCTACAAGGAAATCCATTGCGCTGTCGATGTCCTCATCCGGCAGTCCTTCTTCCTGTTGCATGGTTTCAAGGGTGGTCAGGGTTTCGTCGAGGTTCTTCTGATACTCTCCCTCGTACTCTTTCTCTTGGGCGATTCGTTCCGCAAATTCCTTGTTGGCGGCTGCAAGTGCCTCCTGCTTTTCGGGGTCTTCAAGTGCGGCCTTGAAATCATCCCCGAATTTACGCACCATACCGATGATAGGGTCTTCGCCTTTTCTCCAGTCAGTAAGGAAAGCGGCACTTTGCGGGTTGCTTGCAAACAGGTCGGACAGCGCTTTTTCACGTTCCTTGTAACCGGACAATTCCTTGTCGTAACCATCGTAATCGTCATTGATTTGACCGAATAACGCTTCATCATCGGCAAATTCTCTGTCCGGATACTTTACTTTCAATCGCTCTGTGTATCGCTCGCGATTGCTCTTAACTTCCGTATTATTAGGCATAATTCAAAAATTTAATTTATAGTCAGATTCTACAAGACAAAAATAGGCAGGGAAAGCAGGATGTCATGTTTATCTTTTTACGCTCCTATTGGTAACTTTGGTACTATAACGGGAAGAAAAATGAAGCATAAAGGAGCAGTTATGGAATACTCTATGGAGCGTATGAACGACTTGATGAGAGCATACGATGAATACATTTCATCGTGTGATTATATCCGTATGCCTGAAGTGTATAAAGTAATTGTAAACATGCCGTCCCGGAGGTTTTGGGTCAGCGATATTCGTGCAGCATTGGTCGTTTCCGCCATGATGAGGGGTGAGAACGATTTAAGCGGTATGTGGCCGTTGAAGAAAGAAATGTATGAGGAAATTCATACAAGGGTTGTCGCTCTCAAATCAGAATACCCGGAACTTACCATTTCTGAGCTGTGTGCTAAAGTGATTGCTCAACCCGCACCGAAATTCTACCTCACGCCGGGTAGTGCCAAAATGATGATATGCAAGGCTAAAAAACGATGGATGCAAGAAAAGTTGAGAAGATTACGGCTCTCCTGATTTCTGCCATGATTGTGTGTTTGTCATTTTCAGGAGAATGGGATTGGCAAACTGTCGGCATTTACGCTGGAAGTAATATGCCAGGACGCTTGCTGTATCCGTTTTTCCATACGAATATGTTTCATGCCTTGCTCAATTCATGGTGTTTATTATCGATTATTTTCATTTACGATATTGGGATAGGAAGATTGCTGTCAGCCTATATGATTGCTGTTACAGTTCCAGTTGATACCCTTGGATATTTCACGACAATGGATTCGCCAACGGTAGGATTGTCCGGATTGGTTTTCGCCCTGTTTGGTTCAATATCGTTTGAGGTATTACGTAAACGGTATTATCAGTTATGGATGCTGTTTTACCTTGTGGCAGGCTTCCTGTTTCCGGGCATAAATGCCGTATTGCATCTTTGGTGTTATGTATTGGGACTCATCATGGCTCTGCTAAACAAGCCTGTTAAAATCATACACCATGAAAGATAAGGCCATCAAGGACATATTGACAGAGAATGAACGCCGCAATGCGATTGTATATGCAAAGTTCAATCCAATTACCGGAGAAGGTTCTGTCGGTAAACGTGTAAAGTGTACCATCAGTGACTTTCCTATACATACCCAGTGGTTACCGGAACGTATCATGAAAGTACCGCTTGTACGCCAACTCGTCGAAGCCGGTTCTATTTCCAAATTCCTCACGGACTACATGGGCGTGGAAGACAATCAGGATGATCGCTTGAAGGTCATAGAGCAGTTTGTACGAATACGCAGCCGCGAGGATTTTCCGTTTTGGGCGGCAACATTTGTCTATATCAAGGCCAAAGGCGGTGGTGAGGATGTCCTGTTTCGTCTGACAAGACCTCAACGGCGTTTTGTGGATCGGCTTGAAAAATTGCGTATTGCAGGGAAACCGATACGCATCATCCTGCTTAAAGCACGGCAATGGGGTGGTTCCACCACTTCACAGCTTTATATGGCATGGTTGCAGTTGCTTCACAAAACCGGCTTAAACTCACTTATCATTGCACATCAGGGCGCAGGCTCCGATGAAATCAAGGATATGTTCGACCGGATGATTAAAAGTTATCCTGTCGAAATGCTCTATAAAATAGATGAAGCCTACAATGAGAACGAGCCGAAGATTGTAGGAGTGGGAAAATCGGGAAGTATATCGCGTATTCCGCAGCGTAACTGCAAAATCAAGATTGGTACGGCTGAACGCCCGGATTCGTGTCGTGGCGGTGATTACAATCTTGTACATCTCTCCGAAGTGGGAATATGGAAGGCTACGGAGGGAAAGAAACCGGAAGACATTGTGCGCTCCGCCTGTTCGGGTATTCTCCTCAAGCCCTACACCATGATTGTTTATGAAAGCACAGCAAATGGCACCGGGAACTTCTTTCATCGCGAATATACTGCCGCAAAAGAAGGGAAATCCCAGTTCGAGGCAATGTTCGTTTCATGGTTCGACATCGAGCAATATACACTCGCTTTTGATTCGGACAAAGAAAAATGGGATTTTGCAGAATGGCTTTATCAGAATCGGGACAATGAAAATACAGATTCCGAACGTGAGGAATGCGGTAAGTATCTTTGGTCGCTGTGGGAAAAAGGTGCTACGCTCGAAGCTATCCATTGGTACATAGCCGAGCGCAGGAAGTACAATGACCATGGGCAGATGGCTGCCGAATTTCCGTCTGATGATGTGGAAGCCTTCGTACATTCGGGAGCACGTGTGTTCGATAAATACAAGGTCGATGCAATGCGTAAGACCTGCAAGAAACCTAAATATGTCGGTGAAGTCTGTGCCGATGCGGATGAGGGCAAGAACGCTTTGCAGAACTTGCGCTTTGTGAAAGACAAACAGGGATTGTTGCATATTTGGGAGTTGCCGGAAACAGATGAAAAGGAAGTTATTACAAATCGTTACCTCACGATTGTCGATGTGGGTGGACGTTCCAATAAAGCAGACTTCTCTGTTGTTCTTGTGCTTGACCGTCTGTTTATGATTGATGGTGGCAAGCCTGTCGTAGTGGCACAATGGTACGGACATTGCGACATCGACCAGCTTGCGTGGAAAGCGGCACAAATAGCGGCTTTTTATGACAATTCACTCTTGGTGATAGAAAGCAACACCTTGGAAACGCATGACAAGGAACGGCAGGTAGATGGCGACCAGTCACAGTTCATCCTTAATCAAATCAAAGAGATTTACCCTAATCTCTATGCACGTGGTCAGTCCGAAGAAGTCGTACGCGAGGGATTGCCTACCAAATACGGCTTCCATACCAATGTCTCAACCAAACCAATGATTATATCAACCTTAGTCAAGGTTATTCGTGAGAATTTATACACAGAACGTGACGAACGTTGCCTGGACGAATATTTGTGTTACGAGAAAAAACCGAACGGAGCTTTCGGAGCGATTACCGGTAAACATGATGACTTGCTAATGACAAGAGCCATAGGCTTGCATATATGTTTCTTTGAAATGGAAATTCCAAAGATTGTGCTTCGTATCGGACGATTTGTTGTCAAAAAGAAAAAAGCTGTTTCAGCAGCTACAATATAAGTTTAACTATAAAAACAAGGAACAATGAACATTTTCAGAAAAATCAGAGCTTCGCTTCGTTTACGTGAAGCAGTCAGACAGGCAGACGAAAAACACAAAGAAACTGGAGAACGTTACTACGTTATGCCTGCCGGTGGGAAAAAAGGTCAACTTATCATTATGGATAGAAAGAATTTCCGTAAGTTGAAACAGAAAGGCTACATCAATCATAATACGTTTGTGGGCGACCTTGAACGCGAATGCTTCTACTGCACGACTTATGGAAACGGTTCAGCTATGCTTTCTTCTGCTGTTATTGCATTGAAACGAAAACAGTATTTCTCATGGCTTGATTCATTTTCAAATACCAAAGAGAATGGGAAAGTACGGAAATATTGATGGCATTGCCACACTTACCAATGACCCGCTCGCACTTGACAATATCAACAAGTTTAACATCGGAGACCGGGTGATGTGCAATGATAACGGTGTCATTGGTACGGTCAAGAAATTGGATATTCCGAACGAAGCCTGTGTCGTGGATTTCGACAATGGGGAGGAAGATGTCTGGATAGAAAATTTTCAGCTGTCCAAAGAATAATAGACATGAGGGTGTACCAATTGGAGAAGATATTTGGCACACCCTCATACTTTATCTGCTAAACATGGGCTTGTTTGATTCTTTTCTCGTTGCCTCTTGACCAAATGTCATCTTCGGTTTGGCCATATGTCGCAAGTTGCTCTATTTCTCTCTTTTGTTGTTCCTGCCAAGGCTCAAATTCTATAATATCTCTCATAAGCCATGAATCCCACCTTCCTCTGAAACAGATACCCCGGTCATCAAGGTACACATCGGCAATGATTTTTCCGCTTGCATGTTCCGGTTGATTCGGGTTCTCGTTTATATGGTCGTATGAAATATTGTTTTCTTCCAACCACTTTTCTAATTTTTCAGTTTTCTTGCGTGTCGTGAAGATGATGATAGTCCATCCGTTTTTCTTTAGGGTGGCTGTACCTGTATCTGCGTTCGGTATCATCTGTCCGAACACATCCTCGCCTTGCCAACCCTTGCTGTAGTCATGTATGACACCGTCAAAGTCTATACAAATAGTTTTCTGTTCCATAATGTTTTAAATTAAATCATTGCCTTATTGCATTATTCAGTTTGTTCACGGCCTGCATGTTCGCACCTTGTTGCGCTTGCGCCATCAGTTCGGGAGAAAGACCATCGGGCACTTTGCCCTGCTCCAACTGTTCCTTCTGTGATTTAATACTTTGCAACAATTCATCTGCAAACGGGAAATCCCCATGCTCAAGCAGCTGCTCTACACTGATTGCCTGAGACTGGTACAACTGCATAAGCATATCGTTAGCAAGATGCCTGTATGCCGGTGTTGAAGTGCTTTCGGTAATGCTTAAATCAAATTCTACATCACGTATTTTCTTCGGGTCATATTCGATTTGTGCACCACTCTTACCTGCAATATTGAATACACGTTTGCTATCATAAAACTGCTGCATATTCTTCACATCCTTATATGCTCCGTCCACTACAAAACAACTGAAGCATTCAAGCAGGTCGAGCAATGACTTCGTGGCGTTTTCTGTCTGTTGGTTATAGTGCGATGCACTTTCACCGGAATACCCGGGCTTTCCTTGTAATGCGCCCGTAACTCCCGATATATCTTCAAAAAATTTGAGTTGCATATTAAGCAGTTCCGCAATGCCTATATTTGTGGAGTTATTGGCCACCTGTTCCGGCACTTTTCCGCTTTTGCTCGGCTTGTATACGATGACACCGTTAAATTCCGTCCAGCTCTCTGCAATATCGTCAATGCTCACACCATCAGGCAAGCAATCTTCGGGCATCATCAGCACGCCTTTGGCACTCGCCCGCATTATCCAGTCATAGAGGGTTATCAATCGGTTGGTATATCGCTGTTGGTCGATTACATCAGCAACGAATGAATGGATTTCACCATCAATGAACGGATATGCCTTGAAAACATATGGATGGCTTCCATGCTCGTAAGGCGTTTCCCCCTCCCTCAATATGTCGCCAAAAGGAGAAAGGTAATAGAAATACCAATAATCGTCCACAAACCAAGTAGCTTTTATCAACGGAACCTCATCTTCCGGCATACCGGCTTCCTTGGCCATACGCATACGTTCTTCATTTTCAGTAAGCACCACTTGTGCGTAATCTTCTTCGTCTATTTTGAAAATATCGCCGTTTTGGTAGTCATGGCAACGGTATCTCGGTTTTTGCTCCTTGCGCCATATCTCTATCACACGGCATCGTCCCGGCTCGCTTGTGAATAGAAAATCGTAGTTCTCCAAGCGGCTATACCCGAAACGCTCCGCGTATGTGGCTATGTAATCTTTCCTTGCCGCCCACTTGTAAATGTCGCGCAATTGTCTGTATTCCTGCGGACTTGATGCGAACTGTTCACACAACTGTCCGAAAGAAATGTCGTGAACTTCTCCAAGCACGGAAACATCCCAACCTCTGAAATCTCTCATGTTGTTGTCGATAAAGAAATTATTGGGTTGTACATAGTCCGTCCAACAATCCTCTTTTCCATTACGCCAACCGTACGATTTACGGTGAACGATAAAACCGCTTATCAGGAACTCTTCCATAGTTCGGGCGTATACATCGTTCATTCGGTTAAGCTGCATGTTGCATTGAAGTATCGTACTCATCGTTTCACCAAGTTTCTGTTCATCCCGATCACGTGCGGTACAGGTCGGTTCTTTACTTTGGCTTCGATACACGCCAAGCACGCTTCGCACAAGCCTACGGATAAGGTTGTTTTTCAAAGGCACGTTGCCTTGACTTTTAATGTATTCTTCCTCGCTCATGGATTTTCCGTCCACACAAATCATATCGTCCCATTGGAAACCATAGGTATAGCGTTTGTTTCGCTCCCGGTCTTTCCGAAAGTCGTCCATCTGGCTCCAATAGTATTGTGCTTCCATAAGAATGTCAAATACCCTGCGGTCACCATAACGTTTTGCAGAAACAACAGTATCTATCTCGGCGGCATCATTTCTTCCCGGAGCTATACGGCTCATTGGCAGCAATTTTCTTTCGCTTTTATTTACATGCATATTTTTATCATTTTAATGATTGCTCGGAACAAATATACTGCTCCGGGCAATCATCCTATGTTTAACTATTTACGGGTTTTGTTCATTTCTTCTATCATTTCCTTTTTGAGTTCATTCAATTCAGCCTCAATATTCTTACGTTCCTCATCATCAACTGTGTCATTCAGTTCATTATAGAGGTCGTCAATATCCCTACGATAATCCTCAAAAATTTCATACCGCTCGTATTCGGGTGAATTGTAAAGGAAATCAATCTTTTCCGCATAGTCAAATATGTCGTTGTCGGTATCTTCCTCATAGTGTTTTAATCTGGATTTCAATCGGTCATGCTCCTCTTTCAATCGGAAATACTCATTGTTCACAGCCCTGTACTCGGTGCGTTCGTCCCCGGCTTTGACCAGTCTGTTTACCAACAAGAAGCTGCGAGGGTCGTACTCTCGGTTGTCTGTAATGGTTTCTGCGGTCTTGCTCAATTTGTCGATTGTTCCGAACACGCCACCGAAATAACCGTTCAGCATATATTCAATTTTTGCCGGATTAAAGTCAATCGTTCCTTTTGTATATGGGTCTCCGCCCGTAGCTTCATTCATGGCATTGGCCAATCCGACAATGTATTTATTGGCGCTCTTATACGCCTTTGTCCATTCGGGCATATCTTTGTTGTAAGGTGTGTCTTTATAAAGTGGCATACCCGTCCAACTCTTTTCTGCAACGTAGGCTTCCCACAAGGGTTTGTAGGCACTCGGTACAAAGGCATTCAATCCTCCGCCGCCCTCCAAGAAATCAATAGGTAATATCTGTGTAGCCTGTCCTGTTATGGCTTCGGCAATTTCTTCGCCTGTAAGATGTTCCTTTCCGTTAAGAACGGAAATCATCAGTTCGCCCATGCCGTAAACAGCCCTGTATTCTACCGGAAGAGGAATTGATACCCAACTGTTTCCTGCCCTGAAAAGAATATTGCTGCGCCTTACATATTCGGGAAGATTATAGTATGCGTTCTTGTCATCATCGTCATCATCATCGCCACCCAAGTAGGCAACAATGGCACCAAGAAGGAACATCGCCGCAATACCTGTAAAAGCTTTGGCAGGATGGCGTTTCATCTGTCGTCCAAAGTTTGCCGTACCTTGAATGGCTGCATTCCAAAACACGTAGCCGCTACGACCAAGTCCCGATACCAATGCACTGGCATTACCAGCCTTTGTCTGCCCTGTACTGTTATAGAATTTTGCTCCGCTGCCTTTCTTGTTGAAGTTTACACTTATCTCCTTTGCATCATAGATGGCTCTGTCAATGCTCCTGCCCATTTCGCGTGATGTCATGAAAGCGGCAAAACGGGCGCAGTTCTCAACGGCTCGGTTGTACTCATCGAAACGTTCGCCTAACAAGTCCCATGCTTTTTTTACAGGAATCTTGCCGTTCGATTTTTTCAGTTCCCTGCGTATGTCGTTCTTATGTTGTTCAATGTCCCGGATATTGGCATAGCCTGTTTCTCCTCCGTTCATCATGAACTGATGAAACATCGCTTCCGTCTTGTTACTCATGTCAAGTGTTCCTTTGCGGTGCTTAGCCAAGAGTTGCTTTATTCTTACAGGGTTGGCATACATATAATTCCGATGAAAACGCAGTGCGTAGTTCGGGCTTTCCCTTATCCAAGTCATGGTATTGGTGTATAGCATATCTCGCATGAAGTTCGATACAATGAAGTCTGGGTTACGTGTGGTATAGAACGCACTCAACTGTCGGTTGATATTTTCTCCTGCACGGAGAATAGCTCCGATTGCCCCCGACATATCATTGTCGGGATTTGTCTGTCCGTTCAGTGCCTGTGCTGCGCGGGGATTGCCGTTAATGGTAATCACATAGTCCCTGCCGCCACGTTTCACTACAATTTGGTGCTGCCTCATATCCCGGCTTTCCACAATACGGTAAGGAATATTCACGGTATCCTTGCCGTGCTTGTACCGGTCAGGATATTGCTGCGCCAATGACTCCATTTTAGTTTCAAAGTCCAGCATCTTCCGTTCTACTACTTCGGGAGTATCTGTACTGTCTATGTTGTCAGGAAACACTGGCTTCCATTCGTCGGCCACCGTATCGTATTCTACCCAAATGTCGCTCACACTGACAAGGTCGCTCGAATGGTTGAGGGCGAAATTAAGGAAACGCTGTTTTACCAATTTGTTCCGGTTGCCCTGCATGATAGCACCTTCTGCCATTGATTGCAGGTTGGCAAACGGGTCATCCGCTTTCGACCTGCGTCCTTCCGCTTTCTTGATAGGAGCATTGAATGCACTTTGTTTGTGCGTCAGATATGCGTATGCTTCAGAACTGGTCTTTTCGTCAAAACCACGTAGTGGAATGTAAAAATCATACATATCTGAAATCTTGTCAAAGGTCGCTTTGCTCATCATGCCACATTCGTATGACTTTGAAAGTATTGCTTTGCTCGCGGCATTGACTTTTTTCCAAAGGTCGGTAGTGTCGTGTGCCTGTTCGTAATCGTTAACCATTATCTGTGCTTCCGTTTCGGCATCAGTAACATTATCCATACCTGTAAGGGATGTAAGTCCGGCATAGTCGGTTTGGTCTGCATCGGTTGCTCCGTTATTGATTGCTTCATTACGCATATATGTATTGCGTTCAAGTCCGTGTTTCGCCATCATGTAATCAGTCAATTCCTCACGCTCTGCCTCAGTCCTGGCAAGTTTGGCAACCTCATCAAGCATGGGCTTGAACAGGGTGTGGGCAAATGCATCGGCTTCGGCTTTGTTCACACTTGACAGACGGTTTTCTCCCAAGTATGCGTTTTCAAATCCGTCCACATCCTCAATGTTTGTTTCCTTGCCAAGGATTGCAGTCATGGCTTCTTTCAAGCCGAGCATACTGTCCTGTAATGCCTCCTGTGATTGGAACATACCGCTTTTTACACGCCTTTCATAACGGTCACGAGCCAACTCCCTTTCATGTATTTCCGGGTCACCGGTACGGTATAGTGCATCATCACTTTCTGCAACAGTCTGATGATGTGGGTCGGAAACCGCATAATTTCCGACTTTCAGTTCATACTGCTTTGCCACATCAGCGGCTTCTCCCAATATGTTTCTGTATCTGCCCGGTTCCGCAAGGTTCTCGTAACTGCGCCACAAGATGTATCGAAGTTCGTTGTCCGATAGAGTAACCCCTCTGAAATCCTCAAAGCCTATCTTATGAAGCATATTCAAGAAGAAATCCTTTATCTGTTGCCACCAACTTGCGTTGATGTTCTCAAATTCAGTATCTTCTGCAAGCGAAGCAAGATATTCTTCGGTAGCCTTATGGAAATCCCAACCGTTTTTTGCAGCCATATCTACAATGCGTCTGC